TAGACGAGAGCAGGCAGCGTTGCATTTTGCGGAAGGTTCGCTGGATAAATCCGCGTGCCGATAATCGATGTTACGGTTGATTTTGTGAGTAGATAAGTCCGCAGTCCGAGTCCGATGTCAGCCATTATTTTCCCCCTAGTTGCGGCGTTTTTTGTTCTTCTTCTTTGACGAGTTTTTCCATCTCGCGAACGAAAATTTCCTTGACTTGCCATTCAGCCATTCGAGCCGACCGTTTCAAGAAGAACGACCCTTCTCGCGATCCGTCGCGCGTCCCCTTTTCGACTACGTTGATATAGCTGACCTCCTCGCGTCGTGACTTGCGCGGTGCAACTTTCACGCCAAAAATGCCCTTCATTCTGGCGCGACGGCTGAGGTTCATGTTCACGATCGAAAAACTCTTTTTGAGTTTGCCGGTGTCCACTGGCACAAGATTTTTGACGATATGTAGTTCGACCTTCGCCGCTGCCCGTAGTGCCTTCGTCCCGATCCGTCGCCGAACTTTGCGATCCATCTTATTGAACTTCGCATCTAATGCCTTGATGCCGGTGACTTCCATCAGTGCCATCAGACGTCCTCCTTGCAATAGAGCCACAGTTCCATCGCTCTCGCGTCTTGGTGCTGGACGCTGATGATGTTGAGCGTTCGACTGCGATTAAAGTAATCATATTGCACCCGCATCTCTGGCGTCGGGAACTCGTCTTCTCTTGGATAGTGAATGATGAACACCGTGTCGATTATGCCGACCTCCTGCGATCCCATTTTCGTTTGTGTGCCGCCGCGATCCCATACGTCCGCGTTGCAATTCCGCACCTCGCTCCAGGTGGTCGACTGCTGACCGGCGTCGTCCACGCTGGTCGATCGCTTCTCGATTGTGATGCGCTGTTTCATTCGTCTCACGGGTATTGCCCCCACTTGAGCGAATCGATTAGAGACTCGTATCCGATGGGCACAATGTTCACCGATCCGTGAGCTGTGACCGATGGCGAATTGAATAGGTGACTTATGAGCATCAAGATTGCAAACTTCGCCACAGGATCGACGCTAGCGACAGTTGAGCCGTATCCTGACACATACGTCACCTTCACGTCGTCGTAGTGTCCTCGCACTGTGGGGAACGATTCGCCATCATTGAGGACTAGACGGCTCGGCGTGTTGTTGGAATCGAGGGTATATTCGGTGAATGTCTGAGTTGCGTCAGCGGTATCCACGTAGGTCACGCTGGTCACGCTCTGGACGGGTGCGGTCGGTAGTTCGATGATTCCATTAGATGGAAAGGTGTCCATTGACAGGACGTGCGTCTGTGTGACGAGGCTGCGTCTGGTGTCCTGCTCGACTCGGCGACGTGCGACGTCGATCAGTCGATCGAGTTGCGAATCGTAATAATTATCATCAAGGTCGAGATGTAATCTCGCATCTTCGACGGTGACAGGACTGGAAACAGGAGCAACAGAAACATAGTCACGGGTTTTGGTCATTGCCATCAGGGGACTTCTTTCGCTTGCGTGCCTTCGGTTTTGGTTTCGGTGCTACAACGGCGAAGCCGCGACTAACAAGGATGTCAGCCAGCGGCTTCGGTACGTCGTAACTTGTCGCAGCGCGATACGCTCGCCATTCTCTTTCAAATTTTAATCGTATCGTCATTCCGTAATTCCCCATTTTGGACTAACTAGCTGCAGTGAATAAACCGACCAAAGCTCCAGCCGCTGATCCCGTTCCGGCGTCGTGGACATTTATGTCGTATCGGGTTGTACCCTTTACGGCTGTGATGTCGTTTGCCCAGTACGCTTCTTCTGACACGCTGATCTCGATGTCTTCGCGATCGCCGATAATAACGCCATCATTGAAGTTCCCGAATAAAGCACCGCAAGTGCTAACCGCATCGGCTGGCATTTGATCGGAGATGTAAACAGGGAATCCTAGCAACTGAGGAGCTACCCCCATTGCCATGTCGCTCAAGGTGTTACCACCAGCAGCGTAGATAAGGTTCTGGATGTTGGCAGCCCATGCAAGTCGACCGATTAACCAAGCTGGTGAAGCGGACGCGTAGTACTTATCAGGCATAGTCCCGACGAGAGCGTTAAGATTCGCAAGAGTAATATCAGAAAACGCAGTATTGCCCGAACTCATATTAACCTTTGAAGAAGAACCCATCGAATTAAGGATTCCCGATTCTCCGCCGAAAGTGCTGCTCGCGTCGCCGTTGACTAATTCGTTATCGGTTTGAACGGCGAACGCGTTACCGATAGCGACAGCCAAGTCATCAATTACGTTTATAACTGAGTCGAATAAAAGCTCGTTTGACACCTTGGAAATCACGGCGCGTTTTACGGCTACGAGGGAAACCTGCCCCCAAACTTGATCCGAATCGCTTATGGTTGCTGCCTCTGCGGGGTAGTCAACTGTCAGCCCTGCGGTCACTTTTGGGATGTTCAAAACGTCAGAAGACATGCCGACCACCTTGCAAAGTTGACGAGCAACGCCTGCACGGTTGCGAATAGCGATAATGGCGTCAGACAATTCTGTCGGCACAAGATATCCGCCTTGAGAATCTACGTCCTCCGTGGCTGTGTTAAAAATTCCGTAGTCGTTGCAAAGGCGACTGGCTTCTTTGTCGTTCAAAAACGCAGCCTTAAACCACAAGCCTGCACGATAAGCGTCTTCTTGATTATCAAACGCTTGGAGTTTGCGGTGCGACTTTGGCACAGCAGGGATCGAGATCGAGGCTTGCACGTCAACGGCTGGCGTTCGTGCCAGGGCGATGCGTTGCTTTTCAGCTTCGACTTTTTCCATGCGTGTTTCACGAACCCGAAGTTCGTCGTTGATTTCAACAAGACAATCGTCGACGGTTGTATTTTCGTCGTTGGATAGTTCTCGTTCTTCGGTTTCAGCGAGGTTTACAATAGCCTGCATCTCGTCTTGAAGTTCTACAATTCGTTCTCGTATTTGTACCAATGTCATCTGACAATTTCCTTCTGTGATTGATTTTATTTTTAGGTTTGGGTGTCGCAGTTCTCGCGTCCGCTAATGAGGAGACGACCTGACGCAACTGGGATAAGTGCTAGGCTTATCTACTCTTTTTAGTTCTTACTGTTTTTATTGCAACAACGGTCGACGGCGAGCTTCGCTTTTGCGAGGCTTCGACGAACCGCAACAGGCTCGGCTGCGTCCTCGACAGGCTCAACAGCCTGCACCCAGTCAGGAGCATTGACATAATTAAACGCCTTAATCGATGCAACGGTTTCCTCTGACGCGTTGACGATCTGGTCAGCGAATCCAAAGTTCACAGCTTCGGCAGCGGTAAACCATGTCTCCTCGTCCATCATCAAACCGATCGCATCGCGGTCGATGCCCGATCTCGTCTCGTACACGGTGACAATCGTCTCGCGTATCTTGTCAAGTACGTTGGCAAGATCACGCAGGTCGTCAGCACCGCCGACAGCCGAAGGCGTCCAGGGGTTGTGAATCATCATCAAGGCGTTGCTGCTCATATGAATCTCTGACCCTGCCATCGCGATCACGCTGGCAACTGATGCCGCGATGCCGTCGATGTAAACGATAACCCTGCCGCCGGTTGTCGTTTTCCATGACTCAAGAAGCGAATAGATTGCTTGACCTTCGAAGACATCGCCGCCGCCGCTGTTGATCCTCAGCTCAAGGTCGCCTTCTTGATACTCGTCGAGAGCCATTCGCACAAAGCTAGCTTCGATTTCGTATCCGATTTGTCCATATATATACAGTTTATTCGGCATCAGCTTTTCTCCATTATTCGGTTAATGATGTCATCGGCTCGGACGTCCCACGTTGAGACCTCCAAGACGATTTTGGTTTCTAGTTCTTCTTGTTTGCACTCGCACGCGTTGAGCAGTCTGTCGATTGAATCCATGATGTGCGACTGTGTGAGTTCGTGAACGTCGCAGCCCTCAGCGAATCCGGCAGCCTGTGCCGTCGCGACACAAGGACGCAGAGCTTCCTCGACTTTTTCTCCGAATGTGTCATAAAACAATTCGAGCCAACTGATGAAGTTCGCTTCGCGGGTTGCGGCTTGCTTCGCTTTGGTGACCTCGAGCCGAATCATCCGACCCATGCGATCGGCGAGCAATGCCCGAAGCGATGGCTCCATGTCCGTCGGTGTCTTGGCTGGTGCGTCATCCTTGACGGCTGCCAGCATTGAAGCGGCTGGTTGTGCGTTCCCGCTTTTGGTATTCGGATTAACGAAGCTGTCGCCGCCTTCGCGAGATGGCATATTCTCCAGACGTCGCACTTCGTTCGGACTCAGGAACTCAGAAGCAATCCCGACCTGATAGGCTTGATACCGCTGGAGTAGATCGGCACGCAATAGGCTCGCGGTGATAAACTCAAAATTGAATTGATCGTCTTCGCGTTGTCTTGTCGTGAGCAGCTTGTCGGTCAGTTCTTCTTCCCAGTTGACGATCCAATTCATCAAGGTTTGGTCTAGATAGGCTTTGTTGTACGCGGCAACGCTGGAATAGCTGACGCTCGCCGTGTCGTTGAGTTTGTTCGCTGGCAATAGGAACCACGACGCGATCTCTTGCCGCTGGAACTCGCGAGATTGCAGCCATTGAGCGTTGTCGTTGTTGATGCTCATGACCTTGGCTTCCATGCCTCCGGTCAAGAGCGCGGTCTTATATGCGTTGTTTGCCCCTGCGTGCATCTCGTTCCATGATGCCAGCAGTTGATCGGCTTTTTCTTTGTCCATGTTGCCAGCAGTCTCAAGGACTACCGACGGACGCGCGTTGTTCTTGAAGAAACGATTACCGTGTTTCTCCGTTGCCAGTCCGAGTCCGATGGAGTTTCTCGCGTAGGTGATTGCGTCAAGTCCCCAGTAGCCATTGTTCGAGATGTTTTTAATGTGAATTATGTCGCGGTAATTGACAGCAGTTTCCTCGTCGCTCGGTTTGAAGCGCACAAGATAGACGGGTTCATTATCGACGACGTTGATGCGGACGGTTGAGGTGTCCAGTGGATACAACTCGATAGGTATCCCGCGTTGGTCGCGCATGATCCACGCGAGTCCGTTCGCTTGATTAGTTGGTAGGCTGGATGTGTGGTCGCTCGTTCTCGCTCGCCGTTCGACCTGTCGAATAAGACAACTGGCAGGCGTCCGATGTCATTGCTGATGGTGCTGACAGCCTGCCAGACCCACGCGAGGGTCATCGCAGTCATCTCGGTGACTACCTCGCCAGAGTCGGACTTTTGACCGTAGGTCGAGGACTTGAACAGAAAATCGTGAGGTGTGCGATATGTTGAATCTTGCACAAATAGATTCTTGATTCGATTTAATAACGCCATCGGGTGTCATCTCTCAAAAGAAAATTTCGGGTTGATTGTTTGATTTGTTTGCGTTGTCTACTGCTCGCCCGCGTGCCATTGCCAACGCGACCGCCCCATCAATTTTATCTGTTGATTTCTTCTTGCTGAATCTAATCCCGCCGTCGCTCTTTTCATCGCTTGCACAATTCGCCAGGCACCAACTCAGCACGGGGTTCCCGTCGTGATGAATCTTCGCCTCGGCGATGTCGTCGAGTAATGTTCTGACGCCCGTCGTCATTCCCCGCATACTCTGACCAACTGCAACAAGTGGTATCCCTTCCTCGATTAAATCGTTGACGACTGCATCCGCACCCCACGGGTCGAAGCCTATCTGGTCAATTTGATAGTACTCTGACGCCTCACGAATAACATCTTGGATCGGCTCCGCGTCAATCCTTGCCCCTCCAGCAATAGTCAACCACCCCTCGTCAACCCACTGAGAATAAAACGCCATCCCGTTCGTTTTTCGTTCTTTGATTTTATCCTCTGGACAAAAGAAATTCGACAACACAAAGGCAGGCTCGCCGTCCTCAGTGGCTGGAAAGTATAAAACCAACGCCGATAAATCCTCGTGAGATGCGAGGTCAAGACCTCCGAAACAATGCCGACCCATGAGATC